TTCCCCATTGACAAAATTATGATTTTGTAAAAATACGATTTGATTCGTTGATGTACTTACACCACCACCATCAACTAATGCTCTTGAGTCGAAGTTGACACTTCTTACTCTTTTTGCAAGAACAGGTTCAATTGTTGCACCGCTTCCATTTCCACCACTGACACTAATAGAAATGATTTTGTCAACATCATAGTTTTGGGAATCGACATATACTTTTTTCAGTCCACCACTTACAACTGGTTGTATTTTTGCAGAACCACTTGATAGACTTAGAAGTGGAGGATTAACTACATCAAAGTCTCTTCCCCCATTTAAGATATTTACTGCCGATAATGGACCGTAATAGATTTTATCCGTTGATTTATAATTATTAATCTCAACGCCATTAATCAACATTCCAGTTGAACCTGGAATTGTTGTTTCATCTTTTCCGTTTTTAATATTTTTTTGGAGTGGAAACTTTCTTAAAAGTTTTTGTGCTCCGATTACACGTTCTTGTTGCGAATGAAGAATGAAGTTATGTGTTCCAATCCCAGACGATGGAGTATCAAACTTTATATTTTGTGCGCTTCCAATAAATGCTGGAGAAGCATATAATTTAAATCTCTGTGGATTTGATTGAACCTCAATATAATAGTACCCAGTTTGCAATCCAACAAGCGGTTCACCAACTGGTTTATAGTAAACTTTATCACCATTTACAAATGGTACATCAGAATTTAGTGTTATTGTTGAATAAGTTCCATCAAACAGATCAGTAAAGTTTGATGAGTTTGATACTGTTACTGATTTCAATTCAGCAGCAATATCAAATCTATAATCTGTAGTATTGATACCAGTTCTTGTTCCGGATGGTAGAGAGTTGGATGCAACGTAAGCATATTCATCAGACTCACTATACAAATTCAATACATCGGATAAAACCTTTCTATTACCAAACTGAATACCAGTTGCCGATGAAGTTGATTTGTTAGGTTTTCTTCTTACATCATACTCTTCACCTGCGGTTAAAGATGGCAAATTTGCTATGACTACACTATTCTGCCCTTCGTTGATAGATTCAATATATGGAACACCACTCGCAGATACTACGTCTTCTGTTCCCCTCTCCAAAATCTCTACTTCATCACCAACTTTTAAGCTAGATCTATCAATAGTAGATGATAATTTTAAAGTGCTGTTGTCCTCAATTTCATATCTGACACTGGTATTATACAACCAAGAGTTAGAAAAGGTTTGCTTATATGTTTCTGAATCATTTTTAACCTTATCACCATAATTTTTTACATAAACAATATCTCCTTCATCTACGTTAATTTTGCTACCAATTTGTACAAGATCATCAAGTACACCAAAAAAGATGAGTTCTACTTTTTTTGTAGTGTCTCCATTTTCATATGCAAAATATGTGTCTTGAGATCTAACGTTGTCCGTTGGTGATATAGAATTACTGATTCCACTACATCCAAAAAACTGATTGACACTCTTACCGGTGTAAGTAATAGTGTTGTTGCCAGATACAATTGTTCCAGACTCTGAGAATCCTATAGTTGAATCAACAGCAATAGATGATGAACCTACAGAAACCGTTTCTATCGATTGTGTAATTGGCGTAATTACAAAGTTACCTTGAACAGATGATTCATCATCATATCCAACGAAAAGTTCTAGTTGATAATATGTCTTATTCTTTCTCCTAAAGATTTCTACAGAAGATACTGAAGCACTAGTTGTTTCATCCGTGCTTTTTTTAATGGTTTGTCCCACCAACTTAAGTGGATCGCCAGAAACCGCTTCAGCAACAACGATTTCCCTTCTTATATAATTTGAAGAAGATGGTTTGATTAAGTAATCTTCTAGATTAACTACTGTGGGTGTTTCTGCATAAAGAACATTGAATAATATTCTAATAGCTTCATCAGTTCCCTTTGCCTCATAAAAATTCTTTGCCTGCTTTATGAAATTGCCAGCATCAATCTCTTCGGCAAATGTTAAATCTTCAAATCCAGGCGTGAAGGTGTACTTTAATTTTTTATAAAATTCCTTTAAAAATAAAGAACTAAGATTCTTTACGGAAGTGTCTGCAGTATGAGATGAGGCAGTCGATGTGGAAAATACTAAGTTTTCTTGATTTAATTCTTCTTTATATTCTGTTACTCCACTAAATCCACGAATACATCCAGTAAAACTATTTGTTGTTATTCCGGTGTAAGTGATGATTTCATCATCAATCTTAAACAGACCATATTGATTGGGAAATCCTTTGGTACTGGAAACTGAAATTGTCGTAGATGAGTCAGTTATATCAGAAGATAATGTGGTTGTATCAACTATTACTTCTGGAGTTAGATTGTCTAATTTTAAATATTGATCTAAATTGTCAACAATATCAATTGAACCACCTTGATATTCTTGTGATATGTAATACTGTTTTAGAAACTCAACAGCATTTGGACTTTCATCCAAGATAAAACTTGGAAGTTGGCTCTCTACGATTTGCTGTACTTTTACTCTAGACTCAAATCCAGTCTGTATCATATTACTTTCTTACTAAATTTCCGTTAGAATAACTTGATGTGTAGAAGTCTTTAACAAATTTAGTTCCCGATATTTCATCACCGGAAGCAATCACATCTCTTACCATATTTATTGCGCTTTTTGAAATATCTAATGTCAAATATAAGTCTTTGAGTCCAACAACATCATTAGACTCTGGATATGCCTGAACCTCTATAATGCCGTTTGGTCTTGAGGTTGATGTTATATTCACAGTTGTAAGTTTAATCTCTCCTTTCACATAATCAACTGTTCCCGCATCCTTTACGACAACAACTGGATTACCTCCAGAATCAAGTTTAATGATTGATATAATTCCTGTTAATGTAGAAAGATTTGCTGGTCTAGTAAGGAAAACATTCGATGCCTCAGAACCTGTGGTTACGGATCTCCCACCTACACTAACTACGGGAGTATCTGAAAGATATACTGTAGAAGCTTCTCCAGAAATTTTAAATCCAGTAGATTTAATATTAATCCCCTCAGGATTTACGTGGAATTGATTTCCAAAACACAACTCATACTGAGCAAAAGTATTGATTGCTGGTTTTAAATCTCTACGTATAATAATCTTTGTAATGTTCGATGTGATTGCCACATCGGTATTATCAATTACTTGTTGAATTCTACTGTACTTAAATCTTCCACCAAACTTGTTTAAATCAATAGATTGTGAATAAGTATTCAGTGAAGAGGTTATTTTAGATTTTAAACTATTTACATTTGATACTTTGTTATAATCATAATAAACAGAACTATCCAATTCGACATAAAGAATCTTAAGATCTACAAGTGTTTGATTGATACCGGAAACGGAGTATTGTTTCAACTCTGAAAGAATCAGAGATTTGTTAAAGTCCGAAACAAAACTACCATTTTTTGGTTTAATACTGATTTGAACTGTTCCAAATTGTGGAGGATCTAATTCTTCTCCACCGACAACAGAAACTGACTCGGTATCGGGATATATCTTTTTGATAATTGCTTCGTAATCCCTTGCTGTAACCGCCCTGTACTGGGAAGAATACAGTCTTGGGGCATAATACTTGATAGAACTGATTGGCTCAATCTCAGCGCCATTCTGAGACGCCTGATTAGTTGTTATAGTTACAGTTCCTGGATTTATAACTTGTCCAGCAGCAGACTCTAATGTTCCCGAGAAGGCAAATGATGAAGCTCCATTGCCTTCTAAACCGTCGGTAATAATATAGTTGACTGTGACAATCTCCCCATCAGAGTTAACGTCTGTTCCAAGTTTTTTGCCGATGATGCCGTCACCAAAAATAATCTCATACTTTTCATCTTGAATTTCTTGTATAAAGAATATTCTTGAATTTTCTTTTACATCGAAAATGTTCTCTGACAATTCATATTCAATTCCAATGCCAGAATCACTTGCCTTTTTAACGTATACTGAAATCGTTGATGTATCGACGAATGAATTGTTAATGATGAATCTTTGATCTAAAGAACCATCATAGGTAAATTGCTTTACCAAAAACGTTCCTTGGTAAACAGTAATATTGCTAAAAGTTGCACTTCCATTGACAACGTTTGCCGTTATATCTTCTGGTATGGCAAAGGTGTACGTAGAATCATTTGCACTTCCTACGCACACTATACCCGCCTTCAAGGTGAGTGTGGGAGTGCTTACGCTAGTTGATACCGTAAAGGATATTTCTGCCTTAGAGGCGTTTCTAGAGCGAGGTACATAACCAATGTTTCTGGCAAGAGAAACGACATTTTCACGAAGAGTTGCCGAGTCCAAGAAGGACTCATTAACGATCATGTTAGAGTTAAATGCCGTAATATAGGTATTATACGCCAGAGTATCGATTAATACCGAAAAGTTAGATCCTTCAAAGTCAAAGTCCGAGAACGTGGAGTTAGCACGGAGATAGTCTTTGATAGAAGTTTTTATCTGATCAAAATCTAGGTTTGTATATTTTGTAAAAGGCATTTTATCTCGTTGCCTCTAAGAGGAATGAATATTCTTGTGTTGGAAACTCTTGTCCTACAATGTCAAATATAACAGTCACGTTGAATACGTTGTCGTCTGGTATTGGTTCAACTTCAACGATTACATTCTCTACGCGAGGTTCAAAGTTATCAATGGCAATTTCAATTTGTCCTTGAATAACCGATGCAGTACCAAAATCTACGAATTCAAAGAGACTTCTTCTTACGTCAGAACCCAACAGGGAGTTAAAAAACCTCTCTGTTGGGATTGTTTCTACAATATTTCTGACAGATCTACGAATCGCATTCTCATTCTTTAAAACTTGCAGATCTTTTGTGATGGGATGAGGCTCAAAAGACAAACTAATGTCCTTAAATGCTCTGGATATCCTCTGGATCGCCATTAGGTAAAGAGTTCTGTTGGATTATTTATATT